GCCGCGATGTGCGAATTTGGTCTAACGATCAGATTGTTTATGTGGGTACAACTGATGACCGGGATTTGAATTATGCGCCTAATGGCGATTCGGTTGCGGTGCTGAGTGCTTATGACGGTTTCGCGTTTCTTTCTCAGCAAACTTTGACGGCTGCCACTAACCCGGTCGAGTTGTCGGGTGCGCGCGTGAATCGCATTCTTGACGATGCAGGTGTTGCGTGGCCGGCTGGTGCTAGGTCTGTTAGTGCTGGTGATGAAACTTTGCAAGGCGATACGGTCGAGCTGGGCGCTAACGCGTTGGAGTATTTGCAGACTATTGAGAGTACTGAGCCTGGCCCGAGCTGTAACGATCTAGCGCACGCGACTTACCGCGCTGAATGCCAATCTCTTGCACATAGGCGCTCACATCGTAGAAGAATGAACCGCCACCCAGCACATAATCAATGTTGTCTAAAACACCCTGCACCGGGTCATCGAGCAAGAAAAAGTTACCTGGCCCATTCTCATCAAAACCAAGCTCGACTTTCTCAATCGGTAGAGCCATTATGCCGGTGTCCAAACAGCGCCATTGGCACGCTCATAACGCTTAATCTCATCAATGATCGACTGAGCCACGCTCTTGCCATCAGTACCCATGCCAGCGTTTACGGTGATGTTGATGCCGGCTTTAGTAGTCAAGAAACTCTGACCCATCGAGTCGCGGCGAATAAACGCATCCTGGCTATTCTTGAAACCCAACAGAGCCAACTGAGATGCCATGCCACCGCTCAACGGTGTAACAGTCGAACTCATAGGCACACTCACACTAGGCGGCTGAATCTTAGCCAACTGCTCAGCCATACCCACGCTCAGCCCGGTAGTAAATGTTGAAGTAAACGCATCAGCCAACGCCTGAGCCGCTTTCACCAGCGCAGAATCCTGATCCATCAACCCGGCAATAAAGCCGTTGCTAATGATTTCCTCACCGACCGAATACATGATGTCGGTAGATGCCACCGCAATACCCTCAGCGGCAGAATTCAGCTCTTTGAAAAGCCCATTCAACTCACTAATCGCAGAATCGCCACCCTCAACAATCGCCTGAGCAGTCTGCCCACCAGCCTCGAGGCCAGCACCCAAAATCTGAGCAAACAGATTACGATCTAGCCCGGCTTTCTTGAGCGCCAAAAGATTCTTACCAAAAGCAACAGTCTTATCAATGATGCTACGGAAACCGCTAGTAATCTCAGCCGAAGTAGCACCCAAATCGCCAATGTTTACATAGTCGCGAACCGTAGACACCAAGTTTTTAGCAATGTCTATTTTCTTAGCAATGGCATCACGCTTAGCTGCAATCTCATTCAGCACCTTAGCCTCACGCGCCGCATACTTCACAAGCGCATCATAAGTAGCAGCCGAAACCAAACCAGACTTCAGCGCCTCAGCAACCTTTTCTTGCACCTGAGTAAACGCATCAACCGATGCTTGCTCAAACTCGCCCACAATGCGCGTAGCAGTTTCCAACGGCCTAACACCCGACAAAACCTCACCCATCGAGGCTTTGAACTCCATCATGCTGATAGCAAGTTTCTGATACGCAGTCATGGCCGTAGCAGCGGCCTTAGCAGCGGCATCAGCGGCAACCTGCGCCGGTGTCTTGCCCTTAGTTGTGCCTGGATCAGTTACCGGCGGCACAATCGGCGGCGGCTCAAAAGTATTTAGTTGCCCAATGTCTTTATTCAGTTGCTCAACATTGCCACCAATGCTGCCAATCATCGCATCAAGCGCAACGAAAGTACCAATACCTGCAGCCAACGCAGCCGATGCAGATGCGATAGCAGCCCAACCCTTAGCAGACTCAGCACCCTTTTTAACAAAGATGGCCAACGCCGCAGCCTTTTCAGCACCATAAATGGCCTTAGTGACCAAGAAAATGGCTTTCCAAACCTTATACATCGCAATCAGACCGGCAACAGTTTTGACCAGCCAAGTGTTATCGAGCAAGAAACTAACCATGTTGCCAACGGCCGTAACGATCGTGCCAAAAGTGACCGCGATGGCTTGAAGTTTCTCTTGACCTGGCGGCGATGCCAACCACTTAGCGAAATCTTGCAGATACGGCAAAAGATAAGTACCAATGGCCTCTTGCAAATTGCCAAAGATAAGTTGCATACGCTGATAAGGATCGAGATTCGCCGCCTCAGCTGCAGACCCAGCAAACCGCTCTTGCAAGAAACCAAACTTATCGGTCGCATTAGCGATACCAGGTATCAGCTTGTTTAGGGCCGTACCCTGCCCTGCATACGCTTTAGCCAACGCAGCGGAAACCGTACCCACATCTTTACCAGTACCGGCCGCCACATCAAGCGCCAACTCCATCAAACCAGTCGCGGCAGTCACATCACCAGTAGCGCGAACCAAACCAGCAAACGCCGGGCGAATAACATCATCAGGAATCGATGCCATCAACTCCATCTTGGCAATCGACTTCTCGACCGCCGAAATCTGAGCATCAGTCGCATCGACAGTATTACGCAACGCAAGAGCCAACAGCCCCTGCGACTTAGCATCTTCAACAGCGGCTTTACCAGCACGATTCAACTGATTCACTAGCGCGCCAATACCAACGGTGAGGCCAACAGCACCCAGCGTTTTCTTCATAGCCGAGCCAAGCGAACCCATGCTCTTTTGAGCCTCTTTAAAGCCCTTATCGTCAAAGATTGCCTTTAACGGTATGTACAGTCCACCAGCAGCCATCAGAAGCCTCTCATGTTGAATCGGCGCATCGCATCTTTTAGCACGCGATCAGTTTCTGCAGTCAATTTCGGCAAACTAGCCTCAGCAGCCCGGTAAACAATACGCGAGGGCCTGTTGCCAATCTCGCGGTTTAGGCTCGCAATAAAAGCCTCACCCTTTTTGATGTTGGCATTACGGCGGCGCGTAGTCGGGCTGGCATTATCGTTACGGCGACCCTTACCAATGTTCGCACCCGAGCGCCCAGCCATGTCCATGATGATGACCGCTGGCGACCAAACCTTGATACGCAAAAGCGTAGTTGTGAGCGAACGGCCACCCATCGAGGTTTTGAACTGAGTTGTGACCTTATTCGCGGCCACGCCATTATTCCAACCCAAACGCCCACGATCGGCAAGAAAGCCCGACAACGGCTCAATCGAGTTGATCTCAGCCCTAATCTTGCTCTCGAGTGGCCTACCAATCGCCTTTATGTCGCGCAGAAACTCGCGCCTAAAATTAGGGCCAGCCTCACGCATCCGCTTTTGCAGCTCGCGCACATCCAAAACACTTATGTCGTTAGCGCCAACATTCACGCCACCCCTATTGCTTAGGCGGCCGGTGAACTTGGCTACGGTAAGTGTGATTGGCTCAGGCATAACATCAATTCTACCGCCGCCGTTACCAAACCGTTATGAAACCTAACGCGCCAAAAGTTGCCAACGCCAGCTCGAAACGGCATACTTTAAGTACCAGGCAACCGCCGGTAGAAAGATAGGGAATCATGAACGAATACCAGTTACGCAAACTAGCCCACAAACTAGCAACCAACGATCAAGAATTTGCCACATACTTTGAGCTGATTGCTCGAATTAGCAAATGGTCAGATGCGCGCCTAATGGCTGCAATCAAGAAAGTTGCATAATCATGGGCATGATGAAATACATCGAAACCACGCTAGGCCAGCCACACATCTACAACTACGGCCAGGCAAACGGTTTCTTTCTATACAACCCGGTCAAACCATTCAAAGATGATCATGGCCTAGTAGTCGCACAAACCATCTACCTCGAAGATGACGGCCAACTGCACATTGAAAACTACTACTCGCGCGCATGGGCCTACTGGAACTTCATCGATGGCACACACTTTGAACTCACAGAGGCAGATGAGCTGATGCGCCTCGAGGCCAGCATGATGCCCGATGGATTAGTAGACGGCAAAATAAGCCAGGCTGAGCGCGTACTCATGTGGCTCGATCATGGGCTGATACCACTCAAGTCAGAATTCTGGCAACGCCTAGTTGTATCACTCGCATACAACGCCATCACCGATTCAGAGTTTCTATCCGATCTAGCAGAAAACACCTGGTACGGTGTCGAGGCAGTCCAGGCAATGCTAGACAAAGCTGCCGGCGAGGTACTAAAACACCCCAACTTCAAACTCGCAGGTTTCGAGCAACTTACCCCCTAAGTAGCCGAAAATGAGAAAGCCCTAGATCAAATGTCTAGGGCTTTCTTCATGCCTGGCTATTGTTGCGAGAAAGCAAAACTCGCTGCATAGTGAACAGCATTCGCGGCGACTCATTCATCAACACACTAGGTGCAATGCCTAACTCCACCGCCAGTTGAGCAATAGTCCAATGTGCAGACTCATCGCCCAACGGCACTATTTTGGGTCGGCCTCACTCGCCGTAACCAACGAAACCGTATCAATGAAATCATCAAACGGCTTATCAGTCAGTTTCTGGCGGTGCAACGCAGCCCACGCGAGAAACACAATGTAAGTCAGTTTCTGCTCTTTCTCAAGAGCCGAAATAGAGATAGAAAACTTTTCCTCGAACTTCAGCATGTCGGGCATTTGAACCGATACCGGATCAACTGTGCGACCATCCAAAAACTCAACGCGTAGATTTAGTTTCATTATGTCTTTCTTTTTTAGTTGTTTTTAGAGCTTGGCTTAGGCAGTTGTGCCGCGAACGACCGTACCACTTGTAGGTAGCGTAATCGAAAGCGTAGCTGCATCGCCCACCGAACTTGCGAACGGCTGGTATTGCGAGATCAACACCGGTACGGTGTAGCTCGGGTTGGTAGACGATACGGTCGAAGATGTTGGCTTGATAACGACAGTACCAACGGTGTTGATGAGCGGCCAAAGGGTCGCATCAACAGAACCGGCAGCGAAGTCCTGGAAGAAATTTAGCTGCAATGAGCCTGATCTCAAACCGCCAACCATAGTTTTCCAACCGCCACCAAAAGTGGTAGTTTCTACTTCATCACTCTGAATGGTGAGGTTTACAGACTGCAGCGCATCGCTTAGTGCTGTGCCATTCAGGGTAATCGAGTAATCAGTAGCAACAAATTTTGCCATTAGATTTCCTTTACTTAATCAGCCTGAACGGTCAGATCGAATTCTGCCGCCAGGTATGTGGTATCGCCGATAGCCAGACTGCCGTATGAGCGCATCTGAGTAACAACACAATCAAACGCTTTCCCACCCAATGTGCGATCACTTTCAACTGCACCTCTAATACTACTAGAGCCGGTGCTAGAGCAGAAAGCATCCAAAGCATTCTGCCCTGAGCGCGCATCAGCTCGGCCCACAACCAAAGTAACAACGAAGTTGTAAGTCGTCATGCCGTTACGCATCGCCATGTGATAAGTCATCGATGACGGTGCGACAATCGCAAACGGTGGATTCGGATTCTCGGGAATGGTAGCGCCGGTGCGCAAACCAGCAATCGTTGCCAGGTTAGTTGCGATGCCAGCGCGTAGATCACTAATGAGAGCCATTATGCGAGAAACCTTGCCAGGCGATACGGCTCAACCAGTTGCTGCACATCAGGATCAAGTCGAGTGCCAACGCGGATGTAACCCAAGTCGGGTGCAGACAAAACGCCAAGAGGCGATTGTAGACGGGTAAAGATTCGGCTCGATTGCAAAACGGTTGCTTGCTTTACGGCAATCGGTACTGCAGACCAACCCCAAGTGCCTGTTACCTTTACGCTGGCCTCGCCAACATTCTGAGCAAACACATAATCGCCAACGGCCCTGATGCGAGTGCGCGGCCAACCAGTCAAACCATCAGCGCGACCATTCAACGGCTCAAGCTGGTAATCCGATGCAGTCCAAGTCTGGTCAAATACGCCATCGAGATCGGCAGACACCTCAAGCGTTGTGAGCGTAATCAAGTCATCGATCTCGCAAACAATCATGTCGTCAGGTGTGAAGTACCGGGTTGCCGTACCATTCGGGTAAAAGTTGCGACCGGCAAAACCATCGACCAGGCGCGATGCAGACTCAATAGCCGTTTCCAGTAAAGAATCGTCAATAGAATCGGTGATTCTCAGTGCTGCTTTCACTTCTGCGAGTGAGGCATAACCATTTGTAATAGCCAAAATGACTCCTAAAGTATTGCTTCTATTTTACCGCTTAGATAGTCGATGCTTGATGGCGGTAGTCGAGATGCCATCGGTATACGGAATGTAAATCAAACCAATGCCGCGCTCATCCAACCAATCCTGATCGAAACCCATCTGATAGTAGTAATCACGCCTAGCCCAGTCGCTACCGACAATGATGTAGTCGGGTTTCACTTGCTCGATGGCAATGCGCGAATCTGCGCCACCAGCGTTAGGCACAACCTGGCTAACCCACTTACAACCCAGCAGCACATCGCGGCGCTCAGCGTAAGTCATCACCGGCGCTTTACTTTTGTACTCCACAATGAACTCATCGGTGTTTAGGGCCACAACCACCTCACCCAACTGAGCTGCGCGCTTTAGAAACGCCACATGCCCGGCATGGAATAGGTCGAAAGTGCCACCTGTATAAATCAATCCCATCGGTTTGCTCTCCTAGTTTGTAATGACCACAGAGATGCCTCTATACGGCCCTCAGCGGCTCTCTGAGCGTATAACCGCCCATTGTTGCTATAACTCACCGAATTGACGGCCTGAAAGCCGCTATGCAGCGTAGAACTGTTATCGTGACCCATCTTGCAACCAATGCTTTTCTTAGGCACACCAGCCAAATCAACGCGGCGCTCAAGATCATTATCATCGAAGTAAAGAGGGTAAAAATCCTCGCTATAAAGCCCGACTCGCTCAACCATGCCCTCACCAAAAACCACGCCCGACCAGGCTGGCACAATGTCGAGAAAATTCAGCGCCTGAGTATCGACCTGCTCGGGTATGAGCTGCATCTGGCCCGGCAGAAAATAGGCATCATCATTTACCAAAACCCAGTACGGCGCGTACGGTGTTGCTTTCACTATCAGATTCCATGCGCCAACCAAACCCAAACCAAAAGGCACTTCAATGTGCCAAAGATTCTGCACCAGGTCGGGTTTCTTAGGTTGCCAGGCTTTCGTGCCTGAATTGT